TATATGCTTACAAATTCATTGCAAACGTGGGGTGAAACTACTTTAGCTAAAGACGTTGATTTTAGTCTCAAGCAAGAAGAATTTAATGATCGTGTCGTTGCGTTAGTGAATGAGCGAGGACAGCCACAAACTCAGGCAGATGTATTGGGTCTTGTAGAAGATGCATATGCAACTGTTAATGAGAGATTCAAGGCTAGACAACCTCAACCAAGCGCAATGAAGACGGCAACAGGTGGTAAACTTAGTGGAACGCCAATAGTAGAGCCTGTCTCTTTAAGAGATGCAATTACGCAGTCTTTGAACCAGTAAAACTATTTGTGTGTGGGGATGTTCCTTATATAATATAAAAGGAATAAAATGGCAGCTTTAACAGCCGACCAATTGGCTAACGTAGCCAATGCCTCTTTAGATTTTTTTCTAAATAAAGGGGACGTTTTAAGCCAGACTATTCAAGATAAACCGCTCTTTAGTGCTATGGACAAAGGTTCCAAAAGCTATCCGGGTGGTAAGGGTCTTGTTGATCTGGCAGTCAAGGGAGTATATGAAACTGCGTTAGCTGGCTATACAGCCACAGATGCGGTGGCATACACAAACCCTGACCATATCAAACGTGCTAAGTATACTTGGCACGAACATCACATTGGTATTGAAGTAACTCATACCGAACTTAAACATGATGGAATTTCCGTAAACGATGCGCTTACTGGAGAAACCTCAAATGTTTCTGGAAGGGATAAAACTGTTCTTGTAAATCTTTTTAAAGACAAAATGGAAGATATGCTAGAAGGGTATTCCAGAGGTATGAATAACTTGTTGTATACCGATGGGACTTCAACAACTGCTATGACCGGAATACGGGGTCTTATAGCGGATAACCCAGCAGCAACAAGTGCCGCAGTTGGAACACTAAGAACGGATACGAACACTTGGTGGCGTAATCGTTTTGATGTTGCGATTGCTGCGACAGCAACGGGGCAAGTCTTAATTGATAAGATGCATCAAGAAATTCGCCAGTTACGCAGATATGGGGGGAAACCTTCAGTCGCTGTGTGCGGTAGTACCTTTCTTGATCAACTTACAACTGAGTTGAAGAGTAAGGGTAACTTTACTCAATCTGGTTGGAACGGGAAACAAGACATTAGTATGGGTGAAGTATACTATCAGGGAATTCATTTCCAGTATGACCCAAGTCTTGATGATCTTACTATTTCTGGTAAGACCCCATCTAAGCGGTGCTACATTATTGATCCGTCTAAAATGTACCTTATGTACATGGATGGTGAGAAGATGAGTCGGCATTCGCCAACTCGCCCACATGACAAATATGCTATTTATCGTGCGATAACTACCACAAGCGTTTTGTGTGCAAGTCAACTTAACTGTCATGGTGTTTACGAAATAACGTAAATCCTGACTTAAACTAGGCAGTCTTTCGGGACTGCCTAACCTTAATAAGAAACTAATATGGAAAATGTTTATCGAGCAAATGTGGCAATTGGCGGTGACACTGGAAGCACAGTAGTAAAAGAGGGAATTTCAGTCCCAGAGTTATCAGTATTACAACATCTACATGGAACTGGTGCAATTGATCGTATTGTCTTAACTGGCAAGGAAGATATGACATCAGACAGTGAACGGGAGAGATTGGGAAGGATTTATAAAGCAAAATTTACCGAATTATATGGAGCATTTGGGGAATTACCATTTAATGTAAAATCTTTAAAAATATCAGACGCTTGCTTTTTAGATGGTGGGCCTCCAATAAACGCAAAAAAAGGAATAAATGGCAAGGAACACGACTCTACAAGTCCTGCTGAATGATCTAAGAAGCGAATCAGGCCACGCAATTTCATCAGCCCTTGGGAAGGCCACTCAAGAGATGATGGTAAATCTTCTGAACAGGGTACAGCGTAGACTCTGGGAAGATTTTGCATGGCCCTTTCTACAGGTCAAAAAGGACATAACCTTACAGGCAGGATCACGATACTACGATATTCCGTCTGGGATAACACTAGAGCGAGTGCAAAATGCTTCGTTTAAAAACGGGTCATCATGGCACAAGATTACCTATGGAATCTCGACTTATGACTACACAATCCACGATTCTGATACGGGGGATCGCTCATGGCCTATTTACAAATACGAAGCGTATGGTGCATCTCAAGTAGAGGTTTGGCCTATTCCCAGTGAGAATGCAAATACAACGACAGGAGATGGCCTGTTTAGGTTAGAAGGTACAGGCAATCTCAGTACCTTTATTTCCATGGATGACACCGCAGATTTAGATGATCAACTGATTGTACTTTTTGCCGCCAGTGAATTATTGACTCGACAAAAGTCTCCTGATGCACAAATGAAGGGTCAACAAGCGCAAGTGCATTACCAAAGATTAAGAGCAAGATTATCTAAAACTGAACCGCTAGTCCTTGGGGGAGAAACAGCACAGAATACCCAACTGCATATTCATCAGGTAAGCTAAATGCCATACGTATTAGTGGAGGATTTTAAAGCCGGGATTGACACTCGCAGAACTTCAGTAACGTCTGTGCCGGGTAGTCTGTATGGACTAAACGAGGCAGGTACGGCTGGTCTAACGAATGCACATATCACAAGAGGTGGTGAGATTGAGAAGCGCAGAGCCTTTAAACTCTGGGCAACACTCCCGTCTGGAACATTTGGCCTAGCTGCCGGAGGTGGCAATGTATATGTATTTGCTGACTGTCACTCCGGGCGACCTTCCATGACAGGACAACCCGAATCACTTTCTGTTCTAAAGTGTGAAAGCAGATACAAGGGGAATGCGGGCGAAGAAGATATGGCGAAAATTCTAAGTGTGGACTTTTTCGATGGGAAACCTTATGCGGCAGTAGAGTTTGAAGACGGCTTAATTAATCACTATTGGGGTGATCACGATGACCCGGGGCAAAGCCAAGAAGCCACTGAAATTACAAGTTTGGATGCGGCAGCCAACACACTAACTAGAGCCTCACATGGGATGGCAAATGCTACAGTAGTCAGACTGACTACTACAGATACTTTGCCTACGGGGTTTGCTCTAGCCACAGATTATTATGTAGTTTCTACGGCAACTAACACCTTTCAACTTGCGGCAGCCGAAGCAGGAAGTCCAATATCTTTTTCTGGTGGAACTGGCACACACTACTTCCAGAGTGGGGTTGCCATGAACCGAATCATCCAGCAATATGATGGACGAGCGAGAGTTGGTTTTTCGGTTACTGGGGGAGGATTAACACAAACTACAGGAACAGCAGCAGTAGGAACAGTTGTGGTTAATGCAGGGTCAGAATTTGCAGGAAACAATATATTGTTCCTCCGTGTAGATAATGTCGATATTATAACTGGAACAATTGCCCATACAGGGAACAACAACACAACTGCTGCGGCAATTGCAACTGCAATCAATGCAAAAACCTCAGTACCAAATTATACTGCAACAGCAATAAGCACTGCAACAGTAACAATAACAGCAGCAGATAAGGGGACTGTACCAAACGGGAAAGCGATAACTTCCAGTACACAGGGAGATTTTGGCCTAGCAAACGGATCACCATTAGCAGGTGGGGTGGACAATGCAATCACCAACATCACAATGGATGGCATATCCATTATTCGTGATCCTATTCTCTGGGAAACCTCACATCCAGTGACTGCACAAAAGATTGCAGATGAAATAAACTCAACAGCAACCTCACCAGAGTGGGAGGCAGTGGCTAGTGGGAGTGTAGTCACAATTATAGCAGAGACACAAGGAGCGGCAACAAACTCATATTACAATGGTGTAGTCCATGTAGAAACAAAAACTGGCGATCTGGCAACAACAAATCCGACCCAAACAGTTACTTCAGGTGGAGCAACTATAGCAAGTGGTCAACAAGCTGGCAGTTTTATATATAGTAATAAATACGCTATCCACTCATTAGAAGAATCTACTTGGAGATGGTGTGGCGTTGGCGATCCAACTCAATGGACAGGCACGGCAAGTGCGGCAATCAATTCTGCACCCGGAGCAGGGTTTCAAGTGCTTTCCAATCATGCCAGAAATTCTGAGGAATTGATGGCGATGAGTACATATTATGAAAATATGGCGATCCTAGCACAGGATTGCATTCAGATATGGTATTCTGACCCTGATCCTGCCTTGATTCAACTTGTCCAGGTGCTAAATAATACAGGCACAATTGCATCAAAGAGCGTTGTCGCTATTGGTGACTCAGATGTGTTTTATCTGGCCCGTTCCGGCATACGCTCATTAAAGTCAAGAGACAGTTCCAATGCCGCCTATATTGGAGATATTGGGAATTCGATTGACTCCATTATTATAGGTGCTGTTCAGGCAGATGATGCCGATGGCAGGGGTGCTTGTGGAATTTTAGACCCACGCTCTGGAAGATACTACTTGGCAATTGGATTAAAAGTTTATGTGTTTAGTTATTTCCCAAGTAGCAAAGTTTCTGCGTGGTCAGTTTACGAACCGGGATTTATTATTGAGGATTGGGCTTTTGATGGAAGACAAGTCCTGTGCCGAAGTGGTAATAATGTCTACTCATTGGGAGGCATTAATGACAATGAATATGATTCGTGTAAAGTTACAGTACAGCTTCCGTTTCTTGATGCCTCAACTCCTGCAACAGATAAAATGTGGTCGGGAATTGATTTGGTTTCTTCATCAACGTGGACAATAAAAGTTGGTGGTGATCCAACTGATATTGAGGCAAATGAATTAGCGGCAACTATTAATAAAGTCACATACGGCCTTGGTAGAGTCGGTCTTTCAACAACGTCAACCCATGTAGCTTTGAAGCTGGAAAACACTCAAGCTGGTGCAGCAAAGCTAGGGACACTAACAGTTCACTATTCATTAAACGAGGCAGGGTAATATGAGCGAATGGAGCAAATTTTGGAACACACTCACCGGAGGTGGTGGGGGAGGAGGTGGCGGCCCAGAATACGAATCTGCCGCAGAAGCTGAAGCAAGAAGGCAGTTGAAGGTTGATGCTGGACTTGAGGAAATTGAAAAAGTTTTTGCCCAA